CGGGCTGTCGCTGCTGGCTTTCATCGCGGTGCTGCTGGTGGTGATACTCTGGTTCATCGTGGCCTACGCGATATAGGGCCCGGGCCCCCTAGCCGCGCTGGTCGAGGAACCACGCGATGATCCAGCCGATGAGAAAAGAGGCGAGACATACCGCCGCCATAGTGAACACCCATGGCGGCGGCATCTCCATCAGGTGGCTTCCTGCCAGTCGTCGGCAAGAAGATCGGACTGCGAACACAGCCACGGAACCAAATCGTTCTGCGCGGTTCGCATGTAGACGTAGGGCAGCGTCATCTTGGAGTGCTCGTCCGGAACCTGAAGCTCCAGATACATGTTCTTGCCGTTCCAACCGGAACGGCAGACGCGCTTGCCTCGCGCTAGGGTTTCGACCGCTTCCCCGATACGCATCAGGCGATCCGGAACGCAGCGCCGTTGCGGCGGCGACGCAGACCCATGGTGCCGACGCCGATGAAGCCCAACAGCATCATCGCCCATGTAGCAGGTTCCGGCACAGCCGCCGCGACCGTGACCTGACCGAATGCCTGCGACTTCACGGCCGGATCATCGCTGAAGATGGTCAGCGTGAGGTCGCCACGGTCGTAGATATGACCAGCCTCAGTGTCGAACAGCGCCGTCGTGACCAGCCCCTGTGTGGTGCTGTCGAGGAACGGTGTTGAGAACCCAAGACCGTATTCCGCATTCCAGATCGCAAGCTGAACAACAGCATCGGAGAAGATGCCGGTGTTGGTGGCGTTGCCGAGGAACATCAGGGCCGCGATCTGGCGAACCTGCGCGTCGGACAGCGGGTTGTTGAGGCCGGGGAAAGTTGCCCCCGACGTGAAGGTGGTGACGTTGTAGGTGTAGGGCTTGACGATATTGTCGTTGATATCGAGGCACCACACGTCAGCGAACGTGCCGCCGTTACCGATCAGGTGGATTTGACCGGCATAGACGTTCTCTCCCGGCGGCGAGATGTAGACCGCCTGTGCGCCGGTCACGCTGTAATCGACGGCCGTGAAAGTCTCAGCCTTTGCCGCCCCCGACAATGCAATTAAGGCCGTAGTCGCAAAAAGTAGCTTCTTCATAAAAATCTCCTGATCAGAGGATGGTGCAGAAGCGCACCGTGAAGCGTCACTCAGTGGCGCTTGGCGGTGAACTCAGGTCGAGGGCGGCCCGGATGATACAGTAGTCGGCTTCAGGCATTTCCGTCGGGTCGAGCCATTCGTGCGCCAGCCGCAGCGCCCTCTCCAGCGCCCAGATGCGGTCGCGCTGCGCGATGATCTTTTCACACAGACCGTCTATCGCTTCGTTCTCGTTCATGGGCTGGCCTTGGGCGGTGAACTACGGTAGGAATAACCGTGGCTGGCTCCGGTGCGGAGCCAGTCAGGGTAATGGGTGATGAACTTGAAAGCCCCGCCAGAGTAATCTGGCGGGGCTCTTTTTCATTCGTCAGGCAGGTTCCTCGGTTCCTGCAGCTTGGCGATTTCCTTGGACGGGGCCGGGGCCCCGAGAGGCGGAAGCGGCGCCAGCCCCGCGAAGCAGGCCGCGAACGCCATGTAGTTCATGCCGTCCACGTAGTTGTCGATCTTGCCCGGCGCGCTCTTCGACCGGATCAGCTTGACGCAGTGGAGCACCATGGCGACGTCACGCGCCGTAAGCTCCTTGCCGACGACCACCGACGCGACCGCCGCAGCCTCGCGGAAGTTCTGCTCCAGCGAGGCGGCGTTGTCGTAGTCCGTTCCCCGCGCGTTGATCAGTTCGAACGCGTAGGTGAGGAGGTCGCCCGGGTGGGGCCTGCCGTTGAGATTGCTGGCCATCAGAAGGGGGCACCCTCGGTTTCCTTGACCGCGCCGTCGTCGAAGGCGGAGCCGGCCGAAGGCCGTCCGTCGAGGCGCTGGCGCCCTTCGCTCTGGATGATCTGGAGGTGGTTGAGGCCGAAGGAGACGCCTTTACGCCCGGTATGCGTCCACGCAAAAGGCACGACGTTGGCGCGCACCAACTGCCCGGACCAGACTTCGTCGGGAACCAAGATATCCTGCCGGTTGGTGTCCACCACCCCGGGCTTGTTCTTGGACCACGGCGAGATGAACGTGTGGCCGGCATGGTAGCCGTCGTAGGACTTCTCGCCCGCGTCGCGGAACGGCATGTTGACGCTCTTGAGCGGGACGTTATCGCCGAACTCCTTGCGCGCCGCCTGAATGCAGGCGTCCTGCAGCGCCTTGTAGGCGGGGGACTTCTGCTGCGCCGGATCGAAGATCAGCGAGCAGGAGTAGACGGCAGTGCCGCCCTCGGCGCGGGGCCGGGGAGTGAAGATATTCGCGAACGAGAGCGTCGCGTAGGGGGTGTTGATCGCTGTCATAGTCTGGTTCCTCTTTCTGGTTCGATGAGAGACAACAGGGTTACAATACGTCTATTTTAACTCCCCTGTCAACGACGGATTTCATCTTTTTCCGTGCACGATATCGCTGATCCGGCCGCTGCTTCTGAGGCCGACGCGGTTGGCTATTTCGTGCTGGGTCAGGTCGGTGGTGCGGCGGAGAGCCTTTACCCGCTTCCGCAGTTTCCAGTCGATCACTTGGCGCTTCGACGGGGCTTTGCGGTCGGGCTTCTCCCGATACAGCAGGGCGAGGGCCCGGTGGATTTTGCGCTTGGTGCGGGGCCCGACGCGCCGATCCGCGAGTATCTCGTGCAGCACCGCGCGAGCCTTCGGGACATTGCTCATGTGAATAGCCCTCCATCGTCGAACGCCGCTGCGGCGTGGGTCTGATGCTTGCCGGCGAAGGCCTTGCACTCGGTCTTGCGGACGCACCAGCGGCAGTGCGCGCCCGCGTTCTCGGTCGGGTCGTTCTCCGCAATGCGGGCCAATGCGGGCCTCACGTCGGTTTCGAGCCAATCCGCCAGAGCCACCAGCGTCGTCTCGTGGGTCCGCACAGGCGGGCCCTCGATGCGGGGCTGACAGATGGTCAGGTACACCTTGCTCCGGCGGCGGTTCATGCTCATGCCCATGAAGCTCGCGAACGCCAGCGCATAGAATTTGAGTTGCGGGCCGTCAGGTCCAACAGGGACGCCCTTGCCGAATTTCAGGTCTACGATGTGGATGTCATACCCGGAGCGAACGCCGCAATCGAGCGTGCCCCAGACCATGCCGCCAGTGCCGGGCACAACGAGGCGCTTTTCCAGCACCAGCGCGGCCCCGGGCAGGGCTCGCAGGGCCTCGACATGAGTAACGTAGGGGTTCAGGGCCCGGCACATGCTGGGCGAAACGACGAACTCGTCGCCCTCCACGGTGACTTTGTCAGGAAGAAAGATATCCCCGTTCAAGGTCATCTCGGCAACCGCGTGTGCCGCCGTGCCCTCCTTGGCGAACTTCGACGAAGGACGCGGAACGTCCCTCGTCAAAGTGACGCTCGCGGGGCATGCCAGCCACATCGAAGCTGACGAGGGAGAGCACGCCGCGTGCGCGCTCATCAGGTCAGCGCCCCGTTGTCGATGGCCTTGCGGATCGGCATGAAGGCGTCCGGCGGCAACTCGCGGAAGCTCTTGGCCCCGTTGCCGAAGCGCGACAGTAGTTCGAACACCTCCTGCTGCCGGCCGTTGGCGTAGGCCGACTGGAGGTCCTCGATGGTCTTCTGCCTGATCCGGACCACCTCGGCGGGATCGATGGGCTCTTCCTCGACGGGTTCCGGCTCGGGCTCCGGTATCTTGGCGGCGGCGGCCTTGGCCACCTTGGCGGCCCGCGCCTTGTTCATGGCGGCGACCCGGTCGATCTTGGGCTTGGCGGCCGTGGAGGGTTTATCCACAGGCTTACCCACGGGTTTACCCACAGGCTTGTCCACAGGGGGCTCCTCGAAGGGCGAGCCCTGAGGGCCCGAGCCCTGAGCCTCTTCGGCCGGCGGCGGAGGGATTACTTCGCGCGTATTAAAAAACGCGATCAGCGACTGCATCTGCGTGATGAGTTCGTGGATGTTACGGCCTTCGAATGAGATATTCATGCTTCGTCTCCTGTTGTCTGGGTGTCGAATAGTTGAGTGAATTCGCGGGCCTTTCGCACCAGAAGGCCGTTGATCAGGTCGTCCACGGTCCCCGCCGCAGACAGCATTCGCGCGACGACGCCGTCTTTCTGCCCGATGCGGTGCACGCGGCACGCCGCCTGCGCGTTGTCCATGGGCGTCCAAGAACTCTCGACGAAAACCACGTCGCTGCACTTGCACTTGGGGCCGACGAGCGTGATGGCGGTGCCGGCCGCTTGGATGTTGCCGATGAACACCCGGCACTTGGGGTCGGTCAGGAACTTGTCCACGGCGATTTCGCGGTCCGCCGCAGAAGTCTGCCCCGTCAGGACGGCCGGGGAGAACTCCCCGAGGTGCCGGGACAGGGCGCCGATGACGTGGGCGTGGTGGGCGAATATCAGGACTTTGCGGTCTTCGGGAAGATTGTAGAGCATATCGACGATGTACTCGGTGGCGCCCCGCAGCTTGGCGGCACCCAGCATGCGCCGCAGCGACATGATGCCGATGACGCCGTTCATCCGCGACAGCGCCGTCGCCATGTCGTTGATCGAGGCGGCTGGCCCGCCCAGCCCCTGATGGATCAGGTCGTCCAGCGTGGCGATGTCGGCGGCGGCCATGAGCGTGCCGTCCAGCGGCACCGGGACCGTGTCCCAGAGGATGGCGGGGAGGTCCCTGAAAACCTCTTCCTTGCGGACCCGCATCATGAAGGGCGCGAGCATCGACTTGAGGACGTCGAGGTTCTTGGAGCCCTCGATGACCCGGATCATGCGGGAGCCGCCGAAGGTCTTGTGGGTGACTTTGCAGAACCGCTCCTCGAACTCGTGCCGGGACATCAGGGCCCCGGTGGCCCGGGTGAGGCCCTGCGGCCAGCAGACGGACATGAGCGTGTAGAGGTCCCCGGCGTGATTGCGCATTGGGGTACCGCTCATGGGCGTAATGTCGCCCAGCTTCGGCGCGGCGCGACGCAGCGCTTTCACGCGGTTGGTGTCGGCGGCGTTGAAGGCGTGGGCCTCGTCGAGGGCCGTCATCGTGAAGGGGGCGCACCGCGTCAGGGCCTCCGCGACGCCGCCGCCGGACTGCGACATCAGGCCGTGGCTCACGACGTAGTAGCCGGTGATGGCGCCGTGCTGCGGCTCCTGCGCCAGATGCGCCGGGTTCCGCACGACGGCGACGGAGGCGGCCGGGTCCCACAGTCTGACTTCGCGCTTCCAGACGAGGATGGCGGATGCCGGGCAGATGACGAGGACGCGCTTCGCCCGGCGGCGCCTGACCGCCTCGATGAACGTGCGGGTTTTCCCGATGCCCATGTCGAGGCCGAGATAGGTCGGCGTGCGCTCCGCGATCCGCTTGGCGCCGGTCGTCTGGTGGGGGAACAGGTCAGGCATGGTCGTTCCTCTCAAAGGGGGCGCTGGCGGAGGCCCGGGACGCCCCGGAGTTCCTCGTACTGGATATCGCGCTCGATCCAGCCGAGATTGACCTTCTCACCCTCCGGCAGCACCCACAGGTGCCACTTGTTGGAGGTGTCCACGAGGCGGCTTTCGGCTGGGTATATCTCGACGGCTTCCCGCTCAGGGCCCGCGATCTCGTTCTTGATCTGCTGGAAGTGCCGCCAGTCCTTGACCATGCCGCCGTCGCGCCGGCGGATGTTCAGGTGCAGGTAGTCGGCGTTGACCCCGGTGGGGGACACCTGCACCTGATAGATGTCGTTGGTAAAGAACTCGTAGCGGCGCTGATCCTCGTCCAGCCATTTCACGGCTGCCTCCTCGGTGAGGCGGTACTGCTTCGCGACGATGGCCACCAGTTCCGGCGGCGCCGGCTTGAAGTCGGTGTTGCTGATCCGCTTCAGCGGCTTCCAGTGTCGGGGAACATTCATGCGAAAATCTCGGCGGTGCGGGGAATGATGCAGCGGACGTAGTACCAGTCGCCGATGAGCAGGGCCTCGGCACGGTCGGCGTCTTTTTTGCGGTCCAGATGCCGGTTGAATTCCGGCCACTTCCGGATGGCGAGGGCTCTGGCCTTCTCCTTGTCCTTGTCGAGCCCGTGGAAGGACTTCCACTGGCTAGGGGTCACGAGGGTCAGCGGAAGGCGCAGGGCCCCGGCAACGCCGTGGATGATGCCGGTGCCCATCCCGAACTTGAACGTACTGGAGAGGCCCTGAAGGGGCATGGCGTGGACGTTCTCGATCACGACCCGCTGGACTTTCATGTCCTCAAGGGCGTGGGCGAGGGCGGTGGCGTCCAGCATGCCGTTGACCGTGCGGAGGTCGTCCACGAACACGGGCGTGTAATCGTGGAAGACGGCGATGGCGGCGTGCACGGCCCCGGGGTCGATGGCGGCGAAGATCATTTGATGACCGTGTAGAACGCGACTGACAGGGCTATCATCAGGACAAGAACTTCCGTGCTCATGCCAGCCCGCCCAAGGCCAGCCACGTCAGGATGATCGCGGCAGCCGCGCCGCACATCATGGCTTCAAGCGTGTTCATTTCGGACCCTTATGTTCGAGGCGAAAGTCCCGGACGAGGGCGTCCATGGGGGTCTCGATCAGGCCCGCGTCCTGCGCCAGCGCGAAGATCGCGGGGCTCCAAGCCCCGGGCACGCTGTTGCGCGTGGCCCAGCCCTGCACGGTGTCGGCGCCGGGCGGGAAGAACCCCTTGGCCATGAGCTTCTCGGTCATGGGGCCCACGCCGCCCAGCTTCTCGATGATGTCCCGCACCTTCCAGACAGGCGGCGCGGGCGTGAAAATAGTCCTGTCGCGCTTGGGCATTTCTAGTTCTCCAGCAGCTTCACGGTCTTGTAGGCGGTGGCCTTGATGAAGGGCGCCACGGCCTTCTCGCCGAACGCTTCGGTCAGCGCCTTGCGGTCCAGTGTCTCGCGGACGCCGGGGATGATGCTGGCGGTGTACTGCTCGCCTTTAAGATCGGCACCCGCTGCAAGCAGTTGGTCGCGCAGTTCGTCGGCGCGGGTCTGGAGTATCTTGATTTCTTCCCGCACGGAGGAAAGTTCGTCGGCGGGGTGTATGTTGACCAGTTCCATTTTTGGGGTGCTCATGCTGTGAGGCAGATGTAGATGGCGTAGACCATCCCGACAGTTACAAGGGCGGCAACGACGGCCATCATTGGGTTTACTCCTGTTGTGTGCGGGGAGTTATAGCCGATAAAAATACATTGTCAACCCCTTTCGCGTAGGGTAGGGTGTCTTCCCGCACCCCGGAGCCCCCGATGCCCAGACCCACCCGCAACCTGCACATAGACTTCGAAACATACTGCGATCTGGACCTGAAGAAGGTCGGCACCCACCAATACGTCTCGCACCCGTCTTTTCGCGTGCTGTGCGTGGCGTGGAAGTTCGAGGGGCGGCCGGCGGTGTCGGAGCTGGCGTGGAGCACGATGCGGGGCATGCCGCCGGACCTGACGGAGGCGCTCAAGAGCCCCGACGTGCAGGTCCACGCGTTCAACGCCGCGTTCGAAACCGCTGTGCTGAACCAGTTGGCGGTACTCGCCCACCCCATCAGTTGCACCATGCAAAGGGCCTTGGCCTACGGCCTGCCGGGGAAGCTGGAGGCGGCGGCAGCGGCGGCGGGGCTGGCGCACCAGAAGGACATGGCCGGGCACCGGCTGATGCTGAAGATGTCGCGACCGCTGAAGCCGGGGGCACCGGCATGGACGATGGCGGATGCGCGGGCGCTGATGGACTACTGCGCCAAGGACGTGGAGGCGGAAGCCGCGCTGTCGGCGGTGATCCCCGAACTGCCGCCGGAGGAGCGCGAACTGTCCGTACTGGACGCCCTCATGAACACGTCGGGGGAACTGGGCGTGGATCGCGCGCGGGTGACGGTCATGCGGACGGTGGCCGAGGTCGCGGAGAAGACGGACGCGGCGCGGTGCGCGATCCTGACCGGCGGGGCCGTGAATTCGCCGGGGACGCAGACGGCGCGGCTCATGGCGTGGTTCACGGGCGAGGGGATCGTCCTGCCCGACACGACGCGGGCCTCCATCGAGGAGGCGCTGCTGACGTGGGAGGGCACGGCGAACTGGGCGGTGATCGCCGAGGTGCTGGCGATCCGGCTCCGCGCGGCCCGGGCCTCGACGCGCAAGCTGGTGCGGATGCTCGACATGAGCGACGCCGTCAGCGGGGCCCTGCGCGGGCAATTCCAGTTCGCCGGGGCCGGACGCACGGGCCGGTGGTCCGGGCGCGGCGTGCAGGTGCAGAACCTGCCCCGGATACCCAAGGGCTTCGATCCCGGGTTGTTCGGGGACATGGCGCTGGCGTGCATCACGCGGGGGGACATGGCGGAGTTCGACCGGGTGACTTCGGCACCGGTTCTGGATTGTGTCTCGTGGTCGCTCCGTAGTTGCCTGAAAGCCACAAAAGACGAGCGGGCCCTGTGGTCGTTCGACTTCGCCCAGATCGAGGCCCGCGTACTGGCGTGGCTGGCCGGCCAGAGCGACGTGCTGGCGGTGTTCGCGTCCGGCGACGACGTCTATGTCTGGGCGGCGGCGCAGTTCGGGTCCGGGGACCGGCAGCTGGGCAAGGTTCTGGTGCTGGCGCTGGGCTTCGGCATGGGCGCCGTGAAGCTGCGGGAAACCGCGTGGAAGAACTACGGCGTGCGGCTGACGGCCTCGCAGGCGGAACGGTTCAAGGTCGCGTGGCGGCAGGCCAACGGCAGGATCGTGGCGTTCTGGCAGGAAATGGAGGTCGCGGCGAAGCAGGCGATCCTCAACCGGGGCAACGTGTATGCCGTCGGCGGGTCGGGCGTGGCGTTCACTTCGACGGCCCGGACGCTGCAGATGCGGCTGCCGTCGGGGCGCGTATTGTATTACCACAAGCCGTACATCGCATCGGATACCGGCTCGATCTGTTACTGGGGCGCGGAAGTCGGCGGGCGCTGGGTGCTGCAGCGGACGTGGGGCGGAAAGCTCGCCGAGAACGCCACGCAGGCGGCAGCCCGCGATATCATGTCGGAGGCGATGCTCCGGGCGTGGCGCCGCGAGCGGCTGGTGCCGTGCATGACGGTGCACGACGAACTGGTGTATCCGGTGGACCGCAGCGTGGCGGCGCAGGATACGCCCGCCATCGAGAAACTGATGCTGGAGGCGCCGCCTTGGGCGGGCGGACTGCCGCTGGCGGGCGAGTACAAGGTCATGCACAGGTACGGGGTCGCCGTGTCCTTCATGGCAATTGCAAACGGCCCCTGAAAGGCAGAAAACAAACGGCCTTCGCGAGGCAACGCGAAGGCCGTGAAACAAGAACCCCTTCCCACCAAAGAAAGGCATTCACAATGGCTGCAACGTATACAGACGTGGAACAGTTCCTCCAAGCGGTTTTTCCTGACTGGGCCGTCCACGGGATATTCGCCAATAGTACAGACCCGAAAGGCATGGCGCACCGCCGCGATCCGGCGGGGCTGGACGGCGCGCGCGACTGTTACTGGTCGGTGGCGGCTTTCGACGGGGCGCACGTCACGCGCACCAACGCCAAGGCCTTGGAGGTGCGGGCCCTCGTGATCGACGACGTGGGCACCAAGGTCGCGTCGCAGGCGGTACAGGCCGCGCTCGGCAATCCCACCGCCGTCGTGGAGACTTCGGCATGGAACTACCAGTGGACGTACCGGCTGCCGACGCCGGTCCCGGTGGCGGGCTGGGCAAACTTCTTTGCAGGGATCGAGGCGGCAGTCGGGCAGAAGCTGGAGGGGCGGGACGCCGTCCACCTGTTCCGCCTGCCGATGGGCGTGAACACCAAGAAGGACCGGGGGCGGTTCGCGGTGCGTCTGGTGTCGGTGAGCCCGACGAATTTGAATTCGTCGTTGTCTCCGCCGAACTCGACAGTCACCTCAGGGCCCGGGCCCTCGTCAGGGCCCGAGCCCCGGATAAGAAACATAAAAAAGTTTATGGCGCTTATTCCAAATCCAGACGAGCCCTACGACGAGTGGATCGCCCGGGCGCATCAAGTAAAAGCGCTGGCGCTGGACGAGGCCGAGGGGGCGGACGCGTTCGACGCGTGGTCGCAGAAATCTTCCAAGTACGACCCCGACGAAACGGCACGGCGCTGGGACACGGTGAAGCCGTCGCGCACGGCGGGGCTTACGCTGCTGGCGGATGCCGAGGCGGCAGACCCGGCAGGGTTCGCGAAGATCATGAACGAGGAGGCGGGCGCGGCGTTCGACGATGACCCGCCGCCGCCGGCACCCTCTCCATCGACGCTTTCTTCGTCGGGCCTCACGCATGTGGACATGGCCGAGACGATCATCGGCCGCGAGCGCGGGGAGCTGGGCTGGATGTCCAACGCCTCTTCGAGGTGGGCGGGATTTGATCCGGTCATGGGGCGCTGGGTGATCGAGGAGCACGACGCGCTGATGCGGGCGGCGGTTCGGGACGAGGTGCATGCGGCACGGATCGCGGCGGTCGATCCGAAAGACGCCCGGCGGATGGCCGAGGCCAAGTGGCGCGGGGCGGTGCAGGGGCTTCTTGTGCGTGACAGGCGGCTGATGCTGCCGTTCGACCGGTTCGACGCCGATCTGGATACCTTTGGCGTGCCGGGCGGCGTGATCCGGCTGGGTGGGGGCGGGATTGTCGAGGAGGCGGGGACGTCGCGGCAGATGGTGTCCAAGACCATGGCGGTCCGGCCGGCACCGCGCGGCGTGCGGGGAGCGGCATGGGAAGCGTTCCTCGATGACTTCACCATGGGCGATCCTGAACTGCGGGCTTGGTGGCAGGCGTTCTGCGGCTACTGCCTGACCGGGCGGACGGATCATCACGCGGTGGTGTTCGTCTATGGGCCGGGCGGCAACGGCAAGTCGGTGTTCCTCGATACGCTGGCTTCGGTGATGGGCGGCTATCACAGGCGGGCCCCGCATACGCTGTTTATGTCACAGGTGGGGACGAAGCATATGGCGTCTGTCGCGGACCTCGTGGGGTCGCGACTGGTAACGACGCCGGACGTGCCGTCTCAGGCTTCGTGGGACTTGGGGCTGGTCAAGTCGCTGACCGGCGGCGGGGCCTTCAAGGCCCAGTTCATGCGCGAGAACTGGTTCGAGTTCGTGCCGCAGTTCAAGCTGGTGCTGCCGGGCAACGAAAAACCCGATTTCGGCGGCTCGGTGGACCGGGCCATCCGGCGGCGGTTCTGGCTTGTTCCGGCGCTGCATGTACCCCGGACGGTGAACATCAATCTGGTGGATACGCTGCGGCAGGAGTTGCCTGCGGTGTTGAGGTGGATGCTGGACGGGTGGGAGGCCTACAACATGTTCGGCGGGTTTCCGCCGTGCCGGCTGATCGAGCGTGAGACGAACGAGTACCTCGACGAGATGGATGTGTTTGGCAAGTGGATGGGGAGTATTATTCGGGCCCCGGGGGATATGACACGCCATCGCATAGGAGACCTGTGGCGCAGTTGGGAGGCGTTCAAGTCCGGGGAGGGGAGTTGGAAGGCCGCTCCCGTGAACATGGGGGCGTTGTCTACCAAACTCCGAGAGGCTGGGTTTAGCGTGGACCGAGATAAGCAAGGTGGATACGTCGATCAAATTTCCATAACGAAATCAATGATATTCTGAAAAAGGTGACGATGGTGACGATGGTTTGTATTACGGCTATATATGCGTGCGCCCGCGCGCGTGTGCG